GTAGGTATGAACTACATTCCACGAAACAACCTGATCCCGGGCAGCGTCTCGCGGATCTTTACGATGGCGGGTGCACCTGTCACTGGCACGGCGGAAGTGCAGACGCTGACCAACAGCGCTGCATCGGGCCAGTACCGACTGGATTACGGCGGGGCGGTCACAGCATCGCTGGCGTTCAACGCTGCGGCTGCCGCGATCCAGACGGCGCTTCAGGCACTTGCCAACATCAAGTCCGGCAACGTGACCGTCGCTGGGACATTGCCGACGATCACGATCACGTTTGCCGGCGTGCTTGCCACGGGACCACAGCCATTGATCAGGGTGGTCAACTCCACGCTCAATGTCGCGGCGTCCGTCGCACGAACAACGGCCGGGGTTGCGCCGACCTTGCAGGGCGCTCCCAAGGGCGCGATGGCGACGCGGGCTGACACGGGCGCGATCATGAGCAACACCGGGACGCCCACTGCCCCGGTGTGGACAGCGGTGACCTGATGCAGGAGGATCGGGCGGCGCAGCTATCCTGCTACGACTGCGGTGCGCCGTTTGATCCAGATCGCGGCGTGTTCTCGTGCAACTCGCAGTCCGGAGAAGGCATCACCATCGTCACGGAGGCACAAATGGCAGAGGGAGAGCAGGTCGCCCTGTCGCGGCGGGTGTACCTGGATGAGTCACGCACAACGGCGATCCCCGAGGAGGCTGGAGAGGGCGACATCGCGGCATGGCTGTACGGCGTGGTGGGCACGCTCAAGTCCAAGGCCGAGGCGCTACGGCTGGGCCTGAAGGATGGCGTGGACTTTGGCGAGGCGATTGATCAGCGAATTGCCATCGCGCAGCAGGAGATGGCGAACCGCGCCACGATGCGCCGATCCGACGCCACGATGATCATGCCGGCCGCTGCGCAGGGAGAGAGCACGCCACTTCGCGACGAGTTTAGCCGCGAGACTGGCGGGCCGCTGGATGAGGAGGCTGCGGCTGCTCCAGCAGCAGGCGATCCATCACCGATGCCGCAGCGTGCGAGCGGCGGCGCAACGAGCGCGAAGAAGTAGCTATGCCACAGTATGTGTCGCCCGCAGAGCTAAGCCAGCATCTCAACATGCGCCCGCCACTTGACGTGACGCAGACAGAGATGCTGACTCGTGCCATTGAGACAGCCTCGGCACAGATTGACGGGCTCTGCGGGCGCACATTTGTGGCCGTGCCTGAGACGCGCTATTTCACAGCGTTGACACCCACGATTGTGGACGTAGGATACGTAACGACTATTACCAGCATCGATCTCGATACCACGGGTGACTACACGTATGGCACGCCGCTCGATCCTGATGATTACTTCCTGACTGATCCGCGCGGGCGTCGATACCTTCAGCTCAAGAATACAGCGGTAGAGACGTTGCCTCTGGGGCTCAATTTGATTCGGATTGTCGCGCTGTTTGGCGAGACAACACCGCCGCCTGACATCAAGATGGCGACCATGCTCCAGGCAGCGCGGCTCTGGAAGCGTAAGGATGCGGTGTTTGGCGAGATCGCGGGCGAAGTCGGCTACATGCGCATCCGCGATTGGTTTGACATGGACGCTCGCGAGATCCTGAAGAATGGTGGTTGGATTGCGCCGCGCCGATTGGTGTTTGCCTGATGGCCGATACTTTTGGCGCATTGCAAGGGGCTGCGCAGGGCGAATTCAGCCTCAAGGTTCAGTTCAACACGTCGGACGTTGCCAAGCTTGGCCGGAAGATCGCCAAGGCGAAGTATGTCATCAATCCTGCGCTCTGGGATCGCGGGCGGGATATGGCAAACCAGGCTGCTGACAACCTGAATCGGCAGGCTCCGCGAGGGAAGGGCGGTCCCTGGCGACGAGGTGCGCCGCCACTTCAGGGCTCGCATCGCGGCGTGATGATCAACGCCTACTACGGCGTGGTTTACAGCGAAGCGCCACATGCGCGGTACATTGTCAACGGGTTTACGCCACATATGCCCCCAGCAGAGGCATGGCTTGGCGATCCACGGCTAAGCTGGCCGATGCGGCTTGCTGTGCTCTGGAATGGCACGCCAGAAGTACGCGACTACTTCACGCCTGTTGTTCGAGAGACGGAGCGCGCCAATAGCGTCGCTGCCGAGATCATGGCAGATAAAGTCAAGCAACAGGGGTTTGATTCAGCCTGATGAGCTTCAACCTTCTGGCAACACGCGAGGCCATCGTAGAGATACTAGAGAGCGAGATGCCGGGATGGGAAGGCTATCCCTATCTCGTAGATCAGTTCGCGGCGCCTGCTTTTTTCGTGGCTGATCCGATTGAATGGAACTACGCACATACGCTGGATGGTGGCGTTACATTAGTGCTACCTATTCGTTTTGCTATTCCTCGCGCAGATGATCAAGGAGCGCAGGAGATCATGTCTGGGCTGCTCTCGACGGATGAGGGCTCGCCGTGGGAGATCCTGACGGAGCATCCGAACCTCAATGATACGGTCAACTCGTCGTTCGTAGCCAGGGCGGGACGGATCTCATCGTATCGTACCGGCGGCGGCGACCTCTATCTCGGGTTCGAGATGGAACTGGAGATCATGGCATGATGTACACTGGCGAGCGACTGGTCCCAGAGCGGTTCGGTATCGGTGAGCGCATCGTTGTCGAGCACCTGAGTCGCTACAGCTTTGCCAGTCGTGTCATCAGGAATGCATTGCCGCATCAGGGCAATCACCTGCGCATTCTCGATGCCCCATGTGGCGTCGGCTATGGCGCAGCCTTGTTGGCTGAGCAAACGCAGGCCCACGTCACGGGAGTTGATAATGATCAGGATACGATCAATCATGCCAAGCGGAGCTACTGCATTATCCCCAATGTGGAATTCCACGTCGTCAATCTCGAACTTGACAGTCCTGAGGAAGCTTACTATGACGCCGTTGTTTGCTTTGAGGGTATTGAACACGTTCACTACCAGGATCGTGTTGCCAGAGAACTCTGCAAAGCGGTTCGTCCAGGTGGACTGATCTTCGTCTCGACGCCGCGTCGTGGCGGTCCAGGCGCAGGCTCGGAGTTCCACACGCAGGAGTTCGCTCCGGGCGAGCTAGAGTTTCTGTTCAAGCCGTACGTCTCATCCATCGAGATGTATGGGCAGGATCTGGTGGTGACTGACTGCAAGCCTGATGCTAACGCGCGGTACTACGTGCTGGTGGGGACGAGATGAAACTCCTGGTCATACAGCCGGGCGCATCGTACTCCACAGCCGATGTCTTTGAGGGGCTGATTCGGTCGTGGCAGATGCTCGGCCACGAGGTGATTCGCTACAACCTGGATGGGCGGATCTCACGGGCTGACTCCTGGCTGAAGTTCAACTACGACAAGGCGACTAAAGAAGGCTTCAAGGTTGATCATCCTACGATTCAGGATACAACCTATCTCGCGTCGGCTGAGGCGGTGCTGGTGGCGCTGCGGCATCTGCCCGATTGGGTCGTGATTGTCTCTGGGATGTACTTCCATCAGGACGCGATGATCATGCTCAAGCGCGCTCGACAGAAGACAGCGCTCATACTCACCGAATCTCCGTACGATGACGAGCCACAGTTCCGCATACTTCCCTACGCGGATGTGGTCTTCGTCAACGATAAGTACTCGGTCGAGACATTCTCCAAGGTGCATCGTCGGGTGTCATACCTGCCGCACGCGTACGATCCTGCGAAGCATCTGGTCATGGACGATGAAGAGGACGACGTGCCTGCTCATGATGTCGTCTTCGTCGGCACGGGGTTTCGTGAGCGCATCGAGCTACTGGCTCGAATAGATTGGGAGGGCATTGATCTCGGCCTCTACGGCTCGTACGAACTGCTGGACGATATGCCTGACGCGCGCGAGAAATTGGAGCCATTCGTTCGGGGCGGTATTGTCGAGAATCGTCGAACGGCATCCCTCTACCGTAAGGCGAAGATCGGCATCAACTTCCATCGTACGTCGATGGGGTTCGGCCTGAACGTGGGACAGATCTCTCGGGCGTATTCGTTGAATCCACGCATGTACGAGTTGGCGGCAAATGGATGCTTCGTGATCTCGGATCATCGTCCTGAGATGACTGAAGTGTTTGGTGATCTGGTTCCAACCTTTTCGGACGCGCGCGAAGCCGAGGCGTTGATCCGTCGATGGCTGAAAGATGAGGACGGGAGAAAAGCAGTCTCTTCCAGACTCCCTGATGCTGTCGCTCAGCACACCTACACCGCGAGAGCCGTGCAGGTGTCGCGCACCTTGGTGGCCGAAGGAGCACAAGAGTGGCACGGTATCATGGACGAAAAGGCACCGTCTATGTCTCCACGACAGGGACGGGCGCCGCAAGCTCCGTTGTCTCTCTCAACGCCTGGACGCTAGACCAGACGACAGACAAGACGGAAGTCACCTCGTTCCTTGACGCGAACAAGGTCTACGTGCAGGGCCTGAAGGACGTGTCCGGGACGCTCGGCGGCTTCTGGGACGATACCGAGGAGAAGCTGTTCCTGGCAGCAGACTCGGCAGACGGCAACAAGATGTACCTGTACCCTTCAGCCGACGCGGTGACTCGGTACTGGTACGGTCCGTCCTGGCTGGACGCATCGATCAACGTGGGCGTGGGCGATGCCATCAGCATCTCCGCGAACTTCTCAGCTAACGGCTCCTGGGGCCGCTACTAAGCATCCCAGGCGGCTTGCGCCCAGCGGAGCAGTGCGCTACGCTGGGCGCATCTTATGTGCTGAGGCGCTGGTATGCCAAACGCACTGCGCGTGGAAGGTCGGGCCGGTACGCTCCTCGTCGGCGGTCGCGCGATGGGAACGCTCCAGCACTGGACGATGGAGCAGATCGGAGGCGGGAGGTACGCCTTCGAGGCCGACCGCGTGGCGTTTGATGAGGTATATTGGCCGTTTCGTGATCGCAACGCTGACGTTGTGGTTGAGCTACCGTTCCGCCGTTCGTCCATGCGGTTCCATGTTATGCTGAGCAACGAGTCGCCGCTGACCGGGGAGGCGACCCTCGACGCCAACATGGCAGAGGTACAGGGGGATTTCTGGTGACATCGCCAGTGACGGGGACCGTCCTACGTGCAAACAGCACAGCGGACGAGAATTATGTCGATCTGTTTGCCAGCGACGATCTCGTCCCGTTCCAGCTTCCCGATACGCCGTTCACCGTCATGCTGCTGCGCGAGCTTGACTGGGGCGACCAGCAAGAGCTAGAAGCCGCTGCTCTGCGCGGACTTCAGCGCGCCGATCTGGAAGCAGCCATCGCCGGCAACTCCACGCTGCTACTCGACATCAGCAAGCAGCGCTTCCTGACGCTGGCGTTGCGCATCAAGAAGTGGAACGTCACGCGTCGCGATGCCAACACGGGTGAGCTTCGGCCAGTTCGGCTACCTGAGCACGTTCAAGAGCGCATCCTGGTGATGAAGAAGCTTCGGCCAAAGTGGGCACGAGCAATTCTCACGAAGATCGAGGAGCTTGACCGCGAGAATGCCGAGGCCGAGCCTGAGATGCCACAACTGATGGCGCCGCCCGTTGAGGACGACAGGGAACCCCCAAAAGCTACCTCCAATGGCGTCATCGAAGGGCAGAGCGTAACGTCGTCCTCTGCAAGTACATGGGTTGGTCGTACCGAGAACTGATGGAAACGCCAGTCTCGGTGGTCAAGGCGATACTTCGCCAGATGGTTGAAGCCTCGAATGAGGCACAGTTCCGGGCGATGACACGGTCGTAGCTAACGAACATGGGAGCACCTGTCGTGCAGCTTGATCATCTCCTGGTACATGGCAAGGCGCCTGGCGTTGAGTTCGTACGGGCGCCCGCTGAGGTACTTCCGAGGCTGTCCGACAACTTCCTTCGTGGCTTGAAAGTCGAGCGCCAGCAGGGCTTGATCGCGTTTGATGCGAAGGTATGGCAGCATCAAACGCAGAAACTCAGCGGCTTGTACGCTGTGGATCGTCCACTGGTACATGGGACGGTGACGATTTGCTCGGCTGGAGCAGTACACGCGGCCACCGGCAACAGTTACAGTCCAGTCAAGGACTTCTTTGCAGGTGTTGTGGATGCGGACGAGGAGGGTGTAGTCGGATCGCTTCGCCCATTCGCGCCCGGAACGAACAGACAGCACGATCGAGCCTTCGCCGTCTAGGAGTCCAGCGACGTAGGCGGCGTCAGTGTCTTGCATGGTGCTACTCCAGGTGGCAAGATGCCTTTGACGAGCAAAGGGCGCACAATACTTCGCTCGATGCAGCGGAAGTACGGAGCCAAAAAGGGACGCTCCGTCTTCTATGCCAGCCGCAATAAGGGAACGATCAAGGGTGTGGATCGTCGTCGCCGTAGGAGGAGATGATGGCACGCCTTACGACACGAGGAAGAAAGAGGCTTTCCAGTGGAAGTTTCGCACTTCCTGGCAGGCGTTATCCTATACATGACAAAGCACATGCCAGGAACGCTTTGGCTAGGGTGAGCCAGTTTGGATCGCCTAGCGAAAAGGCGCGCGTGCGCGCTGCCGTCAAACGTCGTTTCCCTAGTATTGGTAAGAAAAAGGCGGGAACATCGCGCAGGAAGAAGCGCCGTTAGAACTTACGCCCCTCGCGCTTCCAGTGACAGCGGCGACAGAGCGAGATGAGGTTGAAGAGCCTGTTTGCTGCTTTGTAGTTGCCATTGAACGCACGATAAGGGACGAGATGGTGCACATCGAGACGAGGTCGATACTGGACCTTCCCGCAGTCTCGACAGGTGTACTTGTCACGTTTCCGCGCAGCGTCGGCTTGGGCCTGCCAGTTTGGGCCACGAAACATCGCGGCGTACAGCTTCGTCCAGCGCGGCTTGCGCTTCCTGCGAGTTCTCATTGCATGAATTATAGCATATCGAGCCTCTTCTGTCAAGGAGAGCCTTCGAGTGGCTAGCATCTCCACGGCTGAGCTCCGCATCCTGATTACCGCTCAGGATTATGCATCCGCGCAACTCGCCCGTACAGTTTCGGGAATGGGTAGTCTGGCGCAGAAAGCGAGCCAGACCGGTGCTCAGATGACGCGCGCGTTTACTTTGCCTGCGGGCCTGATTGGTGCGGGCATCGTCAAAGAGGCGGCTGACTTCGAGCAGACCTTGAATGTGCTCGTCAATACGACGCGAGAAGCGGGCTCGAACGTACAGGATGCAGCCAATGGTTTCGGGGACGCGCAGACCAGGATGTCAGCGTTCCGCGAAGAGGCGTTGAAGCTTGGTGCTGACCTAACGATCCCGGCCACGTCGGCGGCAGATGCAGCCAGAGCTATGGACGAGCTATCCAAGGCAGGCTTGTCAGCTACACAGACACTGGCTGCTGCTAGAGGCACTGTGCAGCTTGCCGCAGCTTTCGACGTTGATGAAGTCAAGGCTGCGGACCTGATGTCGGCAGCGCTACTTGCCTTTGGATTGAACGGTAAGGAAGCAACACACGTTGCCAACATGCTTGCGCGAGCCACTGAGGTGTCGCGAGCGAAGTTTGACGACTTTTCCATCGCGATTCGACAGGGGGCTGGCGCCTTCGCAGTTACGGGCCGTCCGCTTGAAGAATTCCTCGGCATGATCGGCACACTGGTTGATCGAGGCGTCTCCGGCGGTGTGGCTGCTACGTCCTTGCGGCGTGCCGTTTCGGCTGTTGCGGCGCCGACAGCGAAGGCGACAGCCACGATGGAGAAGTATGGCGTTGCCCTCTTTGATGCTGAGGGCAGAATGAAATCGTGGCCTGACATCATCGACAACCTCAACGAGGCGTTCAAGGATCTCACGCCAAAAGAAACGTTCGCTGCTATCAAGAACATCTTTGGACAGGAAGGATTCAAATCTATCGCACCGCTGCTCAATGCCTCGAAGCAGGGCTCGGAGGCTGTACAAGAGCTAAATGAAGCCTTTGCAGATGGCGAGATCAATATGCAGCAGTATCAGGAGGCAATGGCGCAGCTTGAAGCCAGCGGCGGAAAGTTCACCGACGACCTTCGGAAGAGAATACAGAGCATCAAAGACTCGAACGCCGCACAGCTTATTACCGAAGCGCGTACCAAGGGCTTGACCGGAGCCATCGACGGGCTGATCTCGTCGCTACAAACGGCGGCGATTCAGATTGGCACGCCGTTTCTCACGCGACTGGCGAACCTTGCGCGTGGCTTTGCTGACCTTGCAACGAAGGTCGGCACTTTCATGGAACAGAATCCTCGACTGCTGGAGTTTGTGGCAACCTTTGGCGCTGTCGTTGCGGCGGTCGGTCCCGTGCTTCTCGCCTTTGGGCGGCTATTGACTGTACTTGGCATGCTTGCCACACCGTGGGGCGTGTTGATGCTGGCCGTCGCGACCTTTGCGGCGGCGTGGTCGATCAACCTGGGCAACATTCAGGATGTCACACATAACGTGCTCGGCAATGTTGTTGACACACTTCAGAGCCTTGGCGACCGACTTGCCGAATGGGCGGCAAGTCTAGGAATCGACACCATACTCGGAAAGACACTCTCAGGAATCGGCGGAATCTTACAGGGACTTCAGTTTGCTATCCAAGGCAATATGGACGCAGCCAAGAAGGCATGGTCCGACGCCCTGGCCGACTTCGGGATTGCCGGCGATGAAGCGCTGAAGAAAGTCGATTCCTTTGTCAAAGGCTTCCTGGATAAGATCGGAGAGCTTTCGGGCATCGATGTCTCTGGCGTGGAAAGTTCCATCGACAAGGTAGCCGCACTCCTAGGGATCGATGTCTCTGAGCCAGTGGATGCCCTCACTCGACTGTGGCAGATACTTCAGCGGCTTGGAGAGCTTACGCTTACCGGGCTGCAAACCACTGTGACGACGCTGAGAGATCTCGGCACGCTCAGCCTGGACAAGCTTGCTGATGCGCTGGCACGCCTAACTGACTTCAAGTTTTCGGCACCTGATCTGGCGCCACTCGATAAGCTCAAGGAGCTAGGCAGCGCCGCGTTCGACAACTTGATCGACGTGCTAGCAAAGCTACAGGGGTTCAAGTTCACTGCGCCCGACCTTTCCGGGCTGGATAAGCTCAAGGAGCTTGCGCAGTTCAACTGGGACAACCTCAAGGGCTTTGCCGATGCCTTGGGCAAGCTTCATCTCGATGCCGATGTGGTGCGCGTTGTCAGCAACCTTGCCGATGCCGCGAAACTGCTGCTCATCGCGCTCAAGGGCATCGCTGAGGTCGCGCTCAACTGGAACAGCTTGACGCCGCCAGCGAACGCGGCAGGGCAGTACAGAGCCTTGGCGCTCGTCATCAAACTGATGAGTGCAGCATTGGTTGAGCAAACCGGACGGGCAGTATCAGCCTTTGCGGCGCTCTCGGGGCTGATCACCATCATCGGCTACCTTGCGCGTGCGGCGCAGATTGGGCAGCAAGCTTTGACAGACCTGATGCTCGGGAGAGATATCGGGCGAGAAGGCGGGCCGGCTCAGCAGTTTGCGCAGCTTCAACAGCAAACAGGGAAAACACTAGCTGAGATCCAGACGATACAAGATCAGGCCAGCCAGCGTACGCGCGATGCGTGGCAAGAAGCGTACGACTTCATGATGGGCAAGAGCGACGAGGCCAAGATCGCGGCGATGGCTGGCTCGCAGGCCACGGCACAGGCAGCGGAACAGGCTGCTGCGGCCACGCAGGCAGCGACTGAGCAGACGACGACATCGGTGCTCGCACTGAACGAGAGCCTTGCCGGCGGCGGCTCGGGCATGGAGCAGACTGTTCAACAGACTAGCGATGCGGTAGCGGAACTCAATACAAGCCTTGCCGGGGCCGGCTCGGGCATGCCCGATGTCGCAGCCGCTGTACAGGAGAATCTCGCTCCAATTCCAGAGGCGGTACAGCAAGCAGTGGCCGATGTGGAAGCTGTCGCACCAGAGGCACAAGCTGCCGGCGCGAACATCGGCAAAAACATGGTCACTGGGATGGATCAGGAAATCAAACAAGTGCCGCCCACGATGGATGCGGTCAAGGATGATATTCAACAGACGATCAGTCAGATCGGGCCAGCCGTGAGCGGTGAGTTCAGCCGGGTCGGACAACAGGTCACGCAGGGTGCCTCCGAGACGTTCAGTGGACTGGCTGAGCAGGCAAGCCAAGCCGTGCAACAGATCCCTACGGATCTCCAACAGGCCGGCACTGAGATCGTCTCGGGTGCAACGCAGATCGGCACTAATATCTCCACTGGCTTCACTGAGGGCGTGGCTGCAATGGATGCAGCCACGTCGAGCGCAATGCAGACGGCCTTCGATACGGTGCAGGCGGGGGTCGGGCAGGCCCAGGCGGCAGGCGATGCGGTTGGACAGGCTGTCAACACCGGCGTCGAGCAGGGGATCAAGGGCGTCGTCTTCGCTGGAACGTTCCTTAGTGTGTTGCAGACCGAGCTAGGCAACGCAGCGACGCAAGCGC